TTATTCTCTGGTTCTTTTGCAACTCACGTGATTGACAAAAATTGTGAAAGAATAAAACTTTCTCGTAGTCTTGCTCAACTTGGGCTTAAAGTGTCAGCTACGAGTATCTTATGTCAAGACGATAGAGTTTTTACAGCCATGCTTGCTGCAGGAAGCCCTTGTCCTATAGATGGTTTAGTAGGAAAGGAAGCTAAAGCTAAATATTTAGAACTAGGAATTATAGATGAAAACAATAATATCGTGGGCCCTCGTGGTAGTATTCATGTCCATATTAACAGCTCGGGCAGAAACTACTACGGACAACCTACTAAATAACCCAAATTTTACTACTGATACCAGTGGTTGGGAACTCTCAGACAATAACCAAGATAAGGTTAAAAGAGACCCTGCAACTTATTCTGGTTCAGCATCTAAGAGTGTAAGGTTTAGATATCAAGGCGGTAATATTAGTCAAGATGTAGATATGTCAGGTGTATCTGAGAATCATTTAATAAAAGAAATAAATATGAATTTTGACTCTATTGGTTGTGGTAATAGCGGCAGTCAATGGTGTAATGCGGGAGCTGATGATACAGTAGTGTCAACCATTACTTTATCAACTGAATCAACATCAGAAGTATTATCAGAAACCATAGCTGTGCCATATGAAGATGGATGGGAGAGTTATTCTTTTACTAAAGATGTACTAGGTGATTTTAATACAGATGATGCGTCATTAAATTTAACTATCACAGGTAATGATACTGGCAACTCTAGTAATTGGTATGGTCCTATTATTGATAATCTAAGTTTATCTTTGACCATAGAAGAGTATGTGGCTCCTGTTGTAATTGAGCCAATAATTGAGCCTTTGGTAGTTGAACCTATTGTAGTTGAGCCTATTGTAATTATTGAAGAAACTCTTATTGAGGGTTTAACTTTGGACACAGAGATTGTTAATGATGTAATATTACAACCTGTAGCTATTGAAATACCTACATTACCTGACTTACCAGATTTACCTGAGGTTAGTGAGATATCTCCCGAAGTTCCTGAGGTATCTATGAATATTGAAGTGCCAGAGATTTCTGTAGATATCCCTGAGATACCTGTAGAAGTTCCTGAGATTGAAGTGGTTGAGGAGATTCAAGAAATTGAGGTTAGCGAGCCTGTGGTTGAAGAAATCGCTGAAGTTGAGTTAGAGACTCCAGAAGAATTAAAAGAACAAAATATGGAAGAAGATATTAAGGAGAGCCAAAATGAAACAGAACAAACGGCAGAATCAGAGGTTGAGGGAAATGAAAACAGCGAGTTATCAGACTCCAGTGAAGCTGAAGTCAAAAGTGACGAAAGTAAAGTCGTCAAAAAAAGTAAATCTAAAGACAGCAAAACTAAAAAGAAAGATGGTGTTAAAGAGCAAACAGCCAAAAACACCCCTAATAAAACAACTAAAACTAACAAGCCAAAAGTTGTGGCTAAAGTTAAAAAACCTGCTACAAACGCTGATAAGTTAGGGCAGATAAACATTACAACAATGGTGTATTTGCAAGTAATACCACAAACAATTACAATACAAGAAACAGTGTCATTGACACAGGAGAATATATATGAGCAAGACATTGATGCTCTCGCCAGCGGTTCTACTTACGATAGTCTTATCAGTAGTTCCAGCAGCAGGTGGGTTCGTATGGTGGATGTCAGACCTAAGCACTCGTTTAGTGGCTATGGAAGGTAGTTTAGCTAGTAGTGATACTGGACAATTAAATGATAGACTAACTACAGTAGAAGAAAGAGTGCAGTTTAACAACGATTCTATTAGAGAAAATATGGAGTATGTTAATAAAATTGAGGTTGAAATGGGAGATATGGAAGACAAACTTTCTGCTTGGATGGAAAGAGAACTGTCTAAAGTATATGATATTATTAATGACAACCCATTAGGAAACTAATATGGCAGATGTAAGAATACCTTTTGACGGATGGGGGCGTTCCACTTGGGGGGCTCTTAATTGGAACGAAGGTTCTTTAAATGTTACTGGAACTACAGCTTTAGGAAATGTTGCTGTATCAATAGACCATTCTATAGCTGTTACAGGAAATCACGGCACAAGTGCAGTGGGTTCAGTATCAGTCACTCAAGGTGCAGGAGTTAACGTATCAGTTACAGGCCCTGGTGCTACTTCCGCTTTAGGTTCAGAATCAGTTACAGCAGAAGCGAATGTTACAGTTACAGGTTTAGCAGGGACAAGTGCTTTAGGCACTGTAACACAACAAACTAATAATTCTGTTGATGTAACAGGAGTAGTAGCTACTACAGGTCTTGGAAGTTCAAGTCAAACAGGAGGAGCTACAGTTTCTCTTACAGGTGTTAGTGGCACTTGTGAAACAAACGGATTTACATTAGTATGGGGCTTAATAGATACATCTCAAACACCAGATTGGACAGATATAGCAGCATGATAATTGAAGCAAAAAAATTAGATGATGGTATAATACAATGTAAATATGAAGTACATCTAGAATGTTCTAATTGTGGAATGAGCGTAGATGCAGAGGAATATAAATCAGGGACTTGCTCAGATTGTGGTGCCACGTGGAATCAAAAGAGACATACTAAGATTCACGTTACAAGTGTTCCATTAGCAGGTAAATCAAGCTAATAGGAGAAAAAAATGGCTAGTTCATATTCAGACTTAAAAATTGAATTAATTAATACAGGTGAGCAATCAGGTAGTTGGGGTACAACTACTAATACTAATTTAGGAACAGCGATAGAAGAAGCTATAGTAGGTACTGTTGATGTAGCTTTCTCAAGCGGACAAGTAACTCTTACTTTATCAAACTCAAATGCTACACAATCAGCTCGTCATCTAAGACTTAATTTAACAGGTACATCAGGTGGAGCACAGAACTTAGTTGTTCCAGCAATACAAAAGAATTATTTAGTTAATAATGGTACAGATGATACTATCACTGTTAAGACTCCTTCTGGTTCAGGAATCGGAGTACCATCAGGTAAAACTATGTGGGTATACAACAACGGCACTAATGTTGTTGATGCAGTTACTGCTGTAAGTTCTTTACAATCAGACGGTGGGGTAACAATAGATAATATTACTATTGATGGTACAGAAATTGACTTAAGTTCAGGTACTTTAACATTAGATGTAGCTGGAGATATTCAACTTGATGCCGATGGTGGTGATATTTCATTTGAAGATGGTGGTACAGAGGTAGGCAGAATCAACATGGATAGTAGTAACCTGACCCTTAGGTCAGCAGTTAGTGACAAGGATGTCATTATTCAAGGTAATGATGGTGGTTCTAATATAACAGCATTGACATTAGATATGAGTGCGGCAGGAGCAGCTACTTTTAATGATTCTGTGACAGCCACTTCAGTAACAGCTAATGGTGGAGTAACAGTAGATAATATAACTATTGATGGCACAGAGATTGACTTAAGTTCAGGTGATTTAACTCTTGATGTTGCAGGTGATATTAATTTAGATGCTGATGGTGGAGATGTCATTATCAAAGATGATGGTACAGAAATAGGTAGGTTTGCTAATAGCTCGTCCGATTTTGTAATTCAAAGTGCTGTTAGTGACAAAGACATGATATTTAAAGGTAATGATGGTGGTTCAACTATAACTGCTTTAACCTTAGATATGTCGGGAGCAGGTGCAGCAACCTTTAATAATGATGTTACAGCTTTTTCTGATGAAAGACTAAAAGACAATATTGAGACAATTACAAACGCCTTAGATAAAGTAACTAACATGAGAGGTGTTACTTTTACTAGAGAAGGTAGACAAGGCACAGGTGTAATTGCTCAAGAAATGCAAAAAGTAATGCCAGAAGTAGTACATGATGAAGGCGAGTATATGTCAGTTGCTTATGGCAACCTTGTTGGTGTTCTTATTGAAGCAGTTAAAGAATTAAAAGCAGAAGTAGACGAACTTAAAAAGGGAAAATAGATGGCAATACCAAGTTCAGGAGCATTAGCATTATCAGCTATTCAAACAGAGTTTGGTGGCAGTAACCCTATATCTATGTCTGAATATTATGCTGGTGGTAGTAATGTGTCTTCTGGTACAACTGGAGACTCAGGTAATATACCTAGTAGTGGTGCGATAGCCATATCACAGTTTTATGGTTCTACTAATAGAGTAGCTATTGCATTAACTATTTCTTCAACCACACAAAGCTACAACATTTATTCAAACAGAGGTGGCACATATTCTGCAGGTAATTCAGATGTAACTCTAACCGTACAGGCAATCGTTGGTTCAACAGGAGCTTCAGCGATTGACACAGGTAATCAGTGGACTTCAGGTGACACCATTAAAATCATTAACAATAGCCAGATTGTAGGTAAAGGTAATGCTGGTGGAGCTGGTGGTGCAGCAAGTGGAGCAGGCTCTGCTGGTACAGCTGGACAAGCGGCTGTTAATTTAGGATACCCAGTCACACTCCAAAACAACGGAGGATTTATCCGTGGTGGCGGTGGTGGCGGTGGCGGTGGAGCTGGTGGTAGCTTCACACAGCCTGGTGGCGGTAGCAAAGGTCAAACTCCAACCACAGTACAATACGGTGGTGGTGGAGGTGGCGGTGGAGCTGGTCAACAAGGCGGTGCTGGTGGTGCTGCTGGAGCTGCTACTTCTCAACATGGTCCAGCTCAAGCTGGACAAGCAGGTAGCATAAGTGGTGCTGGTGCTGGTGGTAATGGTAGTGGTGGTAGTTCGGCTGACGGTGGTGGTTCTGGTGGACATTTCGGTAACGCTGGTGCAGCTGGGCAAAACAGTAATCAGGCCTCTGGTGGAGCTGGTGGTGCCGCAGGAAAAGGTATAAACTTAAATGGTAATCAAATAACATATGAAGATGGACAAGGTAATATCCAAGGAGCAGTATCATAATGAGTAATCCAATTTGTATGAGAGCATACATAGATAACAAAAAAGTTACCAACCGTGTGTACTTTGCGGGTAGCGAAGATGCCGAGGTGGTAAAAATTAAAAAACAAGTAACAGATGTATTTACCTCTGAAACTTTTCCATATGAGGTTCAAACGTGGGGAGTAGATACAGATGGTAATGTTTTAACTTTTCATCAATGTTCGTGTGATGTTGATTACAAAGATAGCAGTAAAATGCAAAATAGTATCTTAATTGATAGAGATTTTTTAAGATATATTTATAACCTTGATACTAAAACTAAAACCATAGAAATTTTTTATAAGCCAGGTCAAGCTTTACCTGTAGTTAGTTTAGGTTCTGGTATAAGTGTATTATATATTACTGATATGTGTAACTCAGATTTTGAACTCCAACAAACGCAATCTATTTATGCACAAGGGTCAAATGACGATATTTGGGCTTGGGCTCAATCACTGAAATCTGATATTGTAATGCCTATATCAAAAAGTAAAAAAGTAGCTCACGCAGATGATTCGTTTTGTTTTAGATTTAATAAAGACAAAGAATTAGTATCAGTATCGTTATATACTCATTTAGAAAGATATCAAGTATATGGAGAGGGTAATAGTCTTTATGTAGAATATACTTGTGATTTTGCTGATGAGATTACTAACTTAGCTGATACAGAAATAGTACTACCTAAAACAGACAATCACGGTAATCGCGTAGCTCAAAGTGTTAATAAAGCTAACATTGGTGAGTATGTAAAAGTTCCTAAATCAGACGGAAGTGGTGGCTATGATAAAGTACTTCTCAAGGATTTATAACGATTCAGGAATAGGTCCTACACACGTTACAACTAGAACAGGACATATGACTATTAGACGTTGGGGTATATGGTGTCCTTATTTTTCTATTTTGTTTTGTAAAATATTACCAGTGCAACAAGTGATGCATGACCATGAAGGTACTTTTTTATCTTTTATACTGTGGGGTCAATATAAAGAGTTGACTTATGACCCTAATACAAAGGTAAAAGAAACAAGACATCATAAGTGGGTAAATTTATTAACTCACAATAAATTTCACGAAATACAAGCAGAGCAGTCTGCTTACACTTTATTGTTTATGGGTCCAACAAAAAATAGTACTTCCGTTATTATTGATGATAGGATTATACCCGCAACAAGATTAATCAAAGGATATAGATGAAATTAGCAGACCACCATAAATTATTAGTATCTCAAGCAGTCATGCACCTATTTACTATCATAGGTCTTTTTTATTTATGGGATATAAATTATTTATGGTTTACTTTGATTGGTATTATATTTTTTGCAAAGTTAGGTATAGAGGGGTATTGTCATAGGTATTTATCTCATGGTGCTTTTACCATAACTAGACCTTTACAGTTGTTTTTAAACATTTGTGCTATCTTCGGTTTACAAGGACCACCTATGATATGGGCAGCAAACCACTCTACACACCACAAATATTCAGATGTAGACGGAGACCCACACCCTGCTGAGAATGGTTGGCGTACTTGGTTTTGGATTGGCACAGAAAAAAACTCTCAAATTAGTTCAGGTTTGATTAAAAAATTAATCAAAGATAAAGCACATGTATTTATTAAAAAGTATTATTACGTTATATACTGGAGTGTAGTAGTGTTATTTACGATAGTAAATATTAAACTATCATTATATTTGTTTGCTTTACCTGCAGTATACTCACTACATGCAGCATCGTGGGTTAATGTATTCGGACATAAAATTGGATATAAAAACTTTGAAACTAATGATAACTCAAGAAACATACATCTTCCTTTTATCTTGATGCATCCATATCACAACAATCATCACGCTGACCCAGGCAACTTGACAATAGCTGTTAAATGGTATGAAATAGACCACATAAAGTTTTTAATAAACTTATTAAAAAAACTAGAGAGATTAAATGAGAGAGCCCCAAGTAGTTGACAACTTTTTACCTCCTGAAGAATTTAAATTAGTAGAGGACATATTTTTATATGACTCAGGTCATATTTGGTTTCCTTGGTATTTTGCAGGTCATGTAGGCACAAGAGATACAAAAGGGGAGTCTGACGGGTTTTATTTCATGCATAATTTTTATGATGAAGAAGCACGACTTAGTGAGTTTATATATACACTGGAAGAATTAATATTTTCCAAGATAAATATACAAAAGTTAATTAGAGCAAAAGCTAATTTATTTCCAAAGACTGAGAACTTAATTACATATCAAATGCACGTTGACCAAGACGAACCTCACAAAGGTGCTATATTTTACCTGAATACTTGTAATGGTTTTACTGTGTTAGGAGATGGTACAAAGATAGAATCTATAGCTAATAGGATGTTATTTTTTGATTCTAGTAAGCCACATGCTAGTACTAACTGTACTGACGTTCCTAGAAGAGTAAACTTTAATATTAATTACTTATGAAACAATGGAAAATAAAAACTGCTAAAGACCCCCTACACCCTCATATTATTATTGATAATTGGTACACAGAAGAGGAGTTAGGTCTTATATGGAAAGAACTTGATTTTTATTCTAGTAGAGAGGTAGCCACTATTGAGAAAGCAGAAAACACCATTGTGGCTAAAGATTTAAAAGGAGAGTCAAAGTCAAATGCTTTTCGTTTTTATTTATGGGATACTTACACAATCAAAGGTAGAAAGTTTTCACATATACTACAGGCTCTATATAAACAACAATCTGAGCATTTTAAAAAAATAGTAGAGAAAGCTATGCCTCTTCATCATAACAATTATATAAATACAAATACTGATTCTACTATGGTTAGTTACTATGACCATGAGCAGGAGTACAAATCGCACAAAGATAGCACACAATTTACTTTTCTTGTCTGGCTTTACAAAGAACCTAAGAAGTTCAAAGGTGGAGATTTTTGTCTTACTGAGGCTAATAGACGAATAAAGTGCATACCGAATAGAATGGTTATGTTTCCTAGTTATTTAGGGCATAAAGTATATCCTGTGAAAATGGATAGTGATGCAAAGTTCGGGGATGGTAGATACTGCGTAACACACTTTTTTAATTGGGAGGCTAAAAATGAAGGAGGTTAAGAATATAATTGTTCCTTGTTGGGTGTATGAGAATGACCAAGGTATACCTGATGATGTATGTGATTATTTTGTAAACAAATACCAAAACGCAAAAACCACCAGCGGTAAAACAGATGGTAAAAATAAGGAGCTGGTTGATAAAAAAGTACGGGATGTAAAGAAGATAGACTTACCGCCTTACACAGGTGTTACCTCTTATCTAATAGCTGCTGCGTTAGATGCTAATTTTCAAAACTGGAAGTATGATATAACTTTTTGTAGTCAGTCTGAATATTTAATATATGCTCGTAATGGCAAGTATACAACGCATGTAGATTATTCTTTTGCACAAAATCAAGAGTATGTTAGAAAATTAACATGTATTACTATAATAAATGATGGTTTCAAAGGTGGGTTATTTTATATACTTAATGGTAGTGGAGAGAAGTTCTTTCCTCCTCAGAAAAAAGGTGATATTATCGTATTCCCCTCTAGCACGTTACATGGTTGTGAAACTGTATATGAGGGACAACGACATGCAGTAGTTGCATGGATGAACGGGAGACAATTCGTATGACAACAAATAAAAAAATAATTAGTAAAGTAAAAAAATATCTACAAGCAAACGATAGTTGTGAGCCAAAAAACTTACTAAAATATATTGAAATTTTAGAAGAAGCTAGAGATGTTCATAAACCTGTTGCTAATCCTAATGGGAATTGGCAAGAGCAGTTAGTCGCTTTAGAACAAGCAACTTAATCATAAAAGGTGCATTTACTATACTGTTGATATAAAATAAGGTATTATTAATATCGGAGTGTATTATGATTGGATTGATTGTAAATGGCTTAAGTAAAGCGGTTGGAGGATACTTTGAGCACAAAGGCAAAGAGTCAGTCGCAAAGTCTGAATTAAAAATAGCCGAAATAGAAGCTAAAACAGCAGTAAAAAAGAAAGTTGCAGAAGGTAAAGTTGAGTGGGAAACCGCCATGGCAAAGGCTTCTGACGATTCGTGGAAAGACGAGGCTTGGACCCTCACGTTCATAGCTATTATAATTTTTAGCTTCATACCTTACTTTCAACCTTTTGTTGCTGAGGGTATACAATTCTTAGCTACATTTCCAGAATGGTTACAATGGTCTATAATGGCTAGTATTGGTGCCTCTTTCGGGCTTAAATCAATAGGGAAATTTACTAAGTAATGTTTAAGTTATCTAAGAAATCATTAGCTAAACTAAATGAAGTAAATCCAGATTTACAGAAGTTAGTTAAAAACGCTATAGGTTTATCGACTATAGACTTTGGTATATCAGAAGGACTGCGTACTAAAGAGAGACAAAAAATATTATACGACACGGGTAAAAGTCAAACTATGAACTCAAGGCATCTTACAGGACATGCGGTAGATGTATATGCATGGAAAGATGGTGCAGTATCTTGGGAGTTTGAAGATTATAAAACTATTAATGTTGCTTTTAGTCAAGCATCAAAACTTACTAATATCCCTTATGTGTGGGGTGGTTCGTGGAAATCATTTAAAGATGGACCTCATTTTGAACTAATGCGAGAAAAGTAATATGGCACTAAAGAAACTTGTATTTCAGCCAGGGATAAATAGAGATAGAAGTAATTACTCTTCTGATGGCGGATGGTATAACTGCGATAAAATAAGATTTAGACAAGGATATCCTGAAAAAATAGGTGGTTGGACTCCAATCAATATAACCCCTTTTGTAGGCGATGCTAGCAGTATTATACAGTACGGCACAACAGATAATAATGAGATAATTAGTATTGCTACTAATGAAAAAAATTATATTCTTAAAGGAACTGCTCTTACTGACATAACTCCTTTGAGAATTACTTACACATCAGCTACTACCCCATCAACAGATAATTGTTTTAAAACTACGGACGAGTCAACTACGGTTGTGGTAACAATCACAGGTCATGGTGGCTCAGATGGTGACTATGTTACTTTTAGTGGTTCTGCTGCGGTTGGTGGAGTATCAGCTGCTAACTTAAACACAGAATTTAAAATAGCTAATGTTACAAATAATACCTTTGAGATTACTGTAGCTGCTGCTGCTACCTCCACAGTTTCTGCAGGTGGTGGCACAAGTATAGTTGCAGCTTTTCAACATCCTGTCGGTGCTTCTACAATAACTTTTGGTTATGGCTGGAGTGCAGGCACATGGGGTAGAGGTACATGGGGTTCTAGTGCAACCACTCCTGTTGCTATTCCAGCTAGATTAACATTTCAAGACCAATTTAATAATGATGTTATATACAACATACAAGACTCAGATATATTTTTCTTTGACTATGACGCTAATATTAGTAATCGTGCCGTTAAACTTAATACTGTAGTTGGTTCTAGAGCAGTACCAGAACAAGTAGGTAAAGTAATGTTTGCAGCAAGTGGGCATTTACTAGCTCTTAGTTGTACTTCTTTTGGTCGTAGCACTACAACAGGACAATCTATATCTAGTATTACTAGGTCTGGTACAACTGCAACAGTAACCACAGGGTCAGGACATGGTCTAAGTGTATATGATTGGGTAGATTTTACTGGTCAAGCACCTCAAGTATATCAAGGAGAGTTTCAAGTATTGACTGTGCCATCAAGCACTACCTTTACAATTACTCTACCTTATGACCCAGGTAGTAACGCTACCACTACAGGTAGTTATGTAAGTGTAGATTATTCTGGAACACTTGACCCACTACTTATTAGATTTGCTAATGTAGATGCTACTGTAGGACCAGAGCCTACAGAGTGGAAACCTGAAGTAACTAACTCAGCAGGGTTTTTAAGAGTTAAACAAGGTTCTCAAATTATTACTGGATTTAGAACTAGACAAGAGGTTCTTATCTTTACTGATACAGCACTATCAAGCCTACAGTTTTTAGGTACAGAAGAAGTATTTGCTTTACAAGAGATTAGTGACAGTATCAACATTATCGGTCCTAAAGTAGTGGCTGAGGCTAACAATGTTGTTTATTGGATGGGAGCAGATAAATTCTTCGCCTATGATGGTAGAGTTAATACACTGCCATGTACTTTAAAACAGTATGTATTTGAAGATATGAATAAAGAAAATGGCTTTTTAAATTTTGCAGGACTTAATAGTGAGTTTAACGAGATTATATGGTTCTATTGTTCAAGTGGTTCTAACAGTGTAGATAGATATGTTATATTTAATTATGAAGAAAAAATTTGGTATTTTGGTAATTTAACAAGAACTTCATGGGCTAATCCTGGAACTATTAAATTTCCATTAGCTACTTTCAATGGCTATGTATATAAACATGAAGATGGTAAAGACAATGTAGAAACTCCTGGTGCAACTCCAACTGCCATAGAATCTTTTATTGAATCAGGAGATATGGGTATAGAAGATGGTGAACAATTTGTATTAACTAAGAGAGTTATACCTGATGTAAACTTTACCAACTCTGATACTGCGACTGCACAAGGTGCAACATTAACTCCAGAAGTACAAGTAACTGTAGGAGTTAGAAACTTCCCTGGTGCTGCTAATAGTACTTCTGATGCTACAGGCAATACTCTATCAAGAGATGTGGTAACTACTGCTAGCATTGACCAATACACTAATCAAGTATTTGTTAGAGCTAGAGGTAGACAAATGAACTTTAAAATAGCTAGTGAAGATGTAGGTGTACAATGGCAACTTGGTACTACACGAGTAGACTTTAGACCAGACGGTAGGAGAGGCTAATGGCATCAAACATACCATCAACCAAAGGACCTAACTTAGCTAACCCACCAGCAGAATATAATGCAGGGCAAGAACTACAGTTAGTAAACCAACTACGTTTATACTTTAACTCAATAGATGGTAATAATAATCAAGTAAAAGAAAGTGTAGATGCGTTAAATACATTGAATTGGCTGGGAGATAACTAATGGCGTTTCAAAGGATTACACCAACTAGATTAGCTCAAGCAGCAAGCACTACTAGCTTTTTGGCTATTTATACATGCCCAAGTAATACTCGTGCTTATGTAAAAGATATAACTGTGTGTAATACTACAGGTAGTGCAGTTACTTTATTTTTAAGTTTAGTGCCTGACCAAGGCACAGCAGGAACAGCTAATGCATTATTTAATGCACATAGTATAGCTGCAAATACTACTTACCAATGGAAGGGAACACAAATTATGAATGAGTCAGAAACTTTACAGTTTAAAGGTAGTGCAACAGGCTTGACAATTAACATATCAGGGGCAGAAGCCGTTGATTAAGGACATAAAAAGGTTATAATGACGCTATGAGTCTAGGAAATTTATTATCAAGTTTAGCCCCAGTAGCCGCAGGATTTATGACAGGCGGTTCTAGTCTTGCTTTCGCCCCCTTATTAGCAGGTGCTGCTACAGGTGCAGGTATAGCTGCATTGAGAGATGAAGACCCATTAATGGGTGCTATTACAGGTGGTATCGGAGGATATGGTGGTGGAGGATTACGTACCGCTGCTGGTAATGTTGCATCTGCATCAGGTGCAGGGCCTGTTAATTTGGGAAATGCCTCAGTTGGAGAAGCAGCTAAAACTTTAGTTACTAATCCAAGTTCCGTAATAAGTGATTTAGGTGGTGGAGATATTAGTAAAGGTGCTCTAAAAGCAGGAGCTGTTGGCTTACCTGCAGTAGCAGGAGCGATGGTACCAGACATGACTACAGCCGAAGAAAATCAAATGGCTAAATATGACCCTAATAGACGATTAAATTTAAATATGAATACAGGGTTGCGACTACTACAGGACGGTGGTTTCATAGATGAGGGTCCAGGGGATGGAATGTCTGATGAGATTATGGGTAATATTGATGGCACTCAACCTGTTAGACTATCTGAGGGTGAATTTGTAGTTCCTGCGGATGTTGTAAGTCATTTAGGTAATGGTGATTCTGACTCAGGTGCAGAACAACTTTATGCTATGATGGATAGAATTAGACAGGCCAGAACAGGCACTACAAAACAAGGGAAACAAATAGAACCAGAGGGGTTAATGCCAGCTTGAAGAAAGCAACGATTGTTCCAAAAGAACATATCGCAGATGTTTGGGAAGATATAGAAGAGTATGTAAAAAACTGTGCTAAATATACATACGGCAGATTTACCGAACAAGATATACTGAGAGATGTGTTATTAAAAGACCAGCAGTTATGGGTATCTTTTGATACTGAAACTAAAGTTATTGTGGGGTTTTTAATAACAGAAGTAGTAGAGTATCCTCAAGCAAAAATGTTAGTAATGCATTTTACAGGAGGAGAAGACTTTAAAAGTTGGGTGCCTGATGGCCTACCAAAAATACAAAAGTTTGCAAGAGATAACGGATGTATTAGAATAGAGTCACATGGTAGACCAGGTTGGGAAAAGATGTGGAAAGAATATGGCTATAAGAAACGGTTTGTATTCTATGAATTACCAGTGGAGTAGCGGATGTTGTTAAAGTTAGTACCAAATAAATTAAAAGTATGGTTAATTAAGTTACTATACAAAGACCTTGCGTCTAAAGGACGTATGGGTGACACTCGTTTAGCTCACATCAATGACTACGAAGCAGACTTACTAAAATCAGTAGGTGGCTCAGGTACTATCAATCCCGCTACAGGACTGTTTGAGTATGGCGGTGGTAGTGGTGGTGGAGGAACTACTAAATCAACCACAACTAACTTGCCTGAGTATGCTCAACCTTTTTACGAAGAATTACTTAAACAATCAGGTAAACAAACTTACACTACAGATGCTTCAGGTAATGTAACTGGAGTGCAGCCATTTACGCCCTACACAGGTAATAGAATTGTAGGCTTTACACCACAACAACAAGCAGTACAACAAGGTGTCATGGGGTTACAAACTCCTGGTCAATTTGGCACAGCGACACAAACACTAGGTGATGCTGGTACAATAGCTACAGCAGCAGGAGCACAAGGTATAACAGGAGCGTTAGGTTATACTCCTGGAAGTACAGAAACTTTGAAAATGGAAACTCCTACTAACGTGCCATCATTTACTTATGCTGGTGCTGAGGCAAACCCATATACTTCTGCAGTAACTGAACGAGCTATAGCAGAGGCTAGAAGACAAGGAGATATAGATAAAAACAAGTTTGCTTTAGGTTCAATAGGACGAGGCACATTTGGTGGTGGTCGTGAAGCATTAATGACTGCAGAAGGTGATGCTCGTACTAATGCATTAATAGCTGATTTAAGAGCTAAAGGCGACCAAGCAGCATTTGAAAATGCTCAACAACAGTTTGAAAGAGATAGAGCTGCTAATATAAATGTTGCAGGACAGAATCTACAAGCTGAAATGCAAAGAAGGCAAATGGAGCAAGCAGGTGGTCAGTT